CAAACCACTGATTTTGGTCTTGCCATGCAAGCAGTTTTTCGTCCACGGGTGCAGCCGGTTGAGGCTGATATGCGGGTTGTACATTAGTTTTTTCGTCTTGTAAAGGGGTCGGCTTAAAATTATTTACTCTTTCCGATTTCATCTTGGCAGTAGTAAGCGCTTCTTGAGCGTTTACCAAAGCGTCGGAATCACCCGCTTCATAAGCTTCTTTGTACTGACGTTTTGCAGTTTCAAGCTCGTTAGCTACCACTTTCTTGGCTTGTTCTATCAACGCCGTTTGGTTCTGGTTGACAGATCCCTTGAGCTTTTTGTTTTCTTCAGCCAAAGACTGGGCAAACCGCAGTGCTTCTTCTTTCTCACGTTCAGCCGCTTCTTTAGCGCGGCGCTCGTCGTGATAGCCTTTTGTAAAGTGCTTAATACGTTTTTGAACACTTTCGTCGTACTTTGACAACTCATCATCCGTCACCTCTTTGGGAGGTTCAGTCATAGGCTTGCGCCCACGATCTTCTTCCGGGGTGTCGTCTACGACTTCAATTTCCGGTTCGTCGGACTCAGGTTCTACAACCTTGCCACCCTTGCGGGCGTTGACTTCGACTTCATCAGGAAACTCAAACTCTGTTTTTTCAATTTCTGCCATGATTACTCCTTAAGTTGGGCGCTGGATACCACGAGGGTCTTGCACAACGGCTTGTACGGAATCATCGTTAATTAGACGCCATTCGGTGCCATGAATTTTCATGCGGGTGCCGGTGTTTGGGCGAACCAAAATAAAGTCACCAACGTTGCAGCTTGGGCCAGATGGGAATCGGGCTTGGTCTTTGAACGCATCGGGGCCAATCTTTGCGACAAACAACACGGGGGATAGAAGCTCCTCGTGGTACATAGCTGTAGCGGACTTTAGAATTCCAGTCTCGCTAAATTCTTCTTCAGCTTTGGGTAACATACACAGCAAGTGATACGTTACGGGGTCCGGCACTTGTTTGGCTTTTTCTTCAGCGGAGGTATTGAGCACACCGCTTAGATCGACCGCACTAACGTCGAAATTAGTCATCGTCATAATCCTTAGTTTTTCGCACGAGGTCAGCAAGTTCATACTGGGCGGTTTGCAGACCTCGGATAGTCCCGCACAGTTCCTTATAGTGCTCATGGGATTTAGCTCCACCAGCACTAATTACGTCAACCAACTGCTTGACATGTTCGTTTAGTTTGCCGTCTAAAACTTCAAGCAGATTGGCCATCATTCATCCTTTGTATCGGGTGTGTTGTTCGCTTTCTCAGCAGCCATGGCTGCTTGGCGCATCTTTATTTCGTGCGCCTGATTCTTGTGCTGCAGACCTGTTAGGTGCACCTGTCCGCCGTGGGCTAACTTCTGGGCATGCACTTGTCCGCCATGGGCCATAGCTTGCTGTTGCTGAGCCTGAGCTTGTTCAAGCTCCATCCGTTTAGCAGCCATCTCCATACCGTGTAACTCCTGCGCCTGCATAATTTCTTGCTGCAACCGCATTGATGCCATGGCTGGGTCTTCACCAACTTTAGCCGCGCTTTCTTGCGCCTTGAGCGACAACTCCTCAGCCTTAAGCTGCAAATCACCCTTGACCTTAAGCGCTTTAGTGTCAGCTTCCTGTTTCTTAATAGCCAACTCAGCCTGCTGCATCTGCATGACGGGGTCCTGCATCTGTTGCTGCGCTTGTTGCTGGGCAACTTGACCCTTGCTTGCGGCCAACACCTGCTGTGCGCCTTGGGCAACCAGACGTGACAACATAACTTCTGCATCCTCCGGCATCGGCTCGTCTGGTGGTGGAAGTGGTACGCCCAACTGCTCCTCGACTTTCTTGCGGTACGCAAACGCCAAGTGCTCTGCGACGTGTGCCTGAATCTCGGCCATCATCTTCTGAGCTTGTGGGTTCTGACCAATCTGCGCCATTAACAGGGGATCCTGCATCATGCTGGTGTGAACAGCAATGTGCGCATCGTGATCTTGATAAATAAACGCTTTGGTTGGTTTGCCATTGAGGAACGCCATGTTCTCCGACACGGGATCGCGGGGGGTCATGTCATCATCGGTTGGCACAAGCTTGTCTGCGTTCTTGATGCCCAGCACCTCAATCATCTGGCGGTGCAATATGGGCAGGTCATAAATCTGCGGGGCTTGTTGCGCCAACTGCATCACCGCTTGGTACTGCATAATTCGCTGGGCCATCGTCGCGCTGTTGGGATCAGACACGGGGATCACATCCACCATGTCGTAATCTTCTTGCTTGGCCATGCGGTCGCCACTTGATGGATCAAAGCTGTACTGATCTGGTGTGTAGTCGCGGATGATGTCGCGTAAAAGTTTGAACTCTTGCTTCATGCTGTAGTGCACGCGGGCCTGTACAGCAGACATTGTCTTTAACTGACGCTCGAGTAACGCAAGCGTGGTGCCCACCGGAGCATTTGCACTCATGTCGCTAATGTTCATATCAGCAATAGAGCCAAGGCGTTTGCCTTCATCAGTGATCTGGTTTAGCAGTGCAAGCAGTGTCTGTGACGGCTCGCTGTACGGCAGCATCATAATGTTATCGCGCACTGATCCACTAGGCACGTCTACATCACGGAACTCACCGGGGTTGATCGGAGTATCGTCCCCCTTGATACGCAGACCGCGTGCTTTCAAACCACCGGGCAAGTTAGCCAACGTACCCGCGTCAACTAATTGACGAATGATAGATGTACCTGCGCGTGCGTAGCCACCGATCAAATGGATCAAACCTAAGCCATAAGCACCAAAGCCGGGTATGTATGTGTACTGTACGAAGTGATCACGTTTTAGTTTGCGCTCGTCTTCTGGGTTCCAATTTCTACGAATAGCCAACACTTTGTTAGTGCCACGGTCAATTGTCACCACGTATGGCAATGCAATCCCATTCTCGTCTTCGTATCCCGGCAAGTCGTAATCAACGTGGAGTTCCAAGATCTGATAGCGGTCGTCATCTGTAAGCGTAAAGCCTTGGTCTTCCGCCTTTTTCTTCTCAATGTCCGTGTGTATGACTTGCGGCTCACCTAACTCAACATCACGATAAAAGCCCGCTACCTGCAGCTTCTTCATGTCGTTCTTGGTCTTACGCATGATGTGCGCAACGCGGTCAGACGTCTTCAAACTCGACGCACCGTACGGAATAATGATGTCTTCCGCAGGGATAAACACTGCGATCTGGCGATTTAAACTAGGGTCAAAGTAAACTTTCTTAAACGCCGATCCAGCCAAACCCAGTGAATACAACATGCGCTCATGCTCAGGGCGGTACTCAGACATCACCTCAGTGAGCTGATAGTTCATGTCCTCCCGGACGCGCTCAGCAGCTTCCTCTTTAAGCCGATCAATTGCGCCGATGATCTCGGTTTTGACCGGGCCTTGAGCAGGGAACGTTTCAATAATAGTCTCGCTCTGGAACCGTACAGCAGCTTCTGTGAGTACCGTTGAGAAAACACCGCAAGCACCGAGCCACGGTTCAGTACGCTCTTCATACTTCATCCCCAAGACATCAAGACCTTTTACATACATCTCTACCCAGTCTTTGCGGCTGCCAATGTCTGCATCTACCATCTCAACTAAATCACTGGCGACTTTCTGCAGCTCGCCCTCGTCCATCTCTTCAGCAAGGTTAGCGTCAAAGTCATCCTCACCGCCCTTGACAATCTCCATCAGGTCAATCTCTAGCCCGTCCATGCCAACAATTACACCGTCTGGGTTCTCAATCTGAATCTCAATACCGGGTCCCTCGTCCATCTCGGGGGCCAGTGCGTCTAACCCAAGCGGCGCTGGGTTCATTGAAGGGAACATATTAGTAGCCATTTAAAGTCCTTAGTAATACGCCTGCCGACGGGCCGCGTAATGGGGGTCATTATCCTCGTGGTCACTGCTCAAGCGCAATAGCCCACCCTTGCGAATTCTCATTAACGCCAGCGTCATCGTGTCCACCTCGTCGTCATGCTCGCCTGCAGGAAACGCCAAAATCTCCTCCACAGTGGCAGCCGCCCACGCATTCTCGGGAAACCATACATGCCCAGACGCGAACATATCTGCCACAGCATTTAGCCGTGCAATTTTATCCTGACCCTTGCCGGGGCTAAAGTCCTGCACAAATATACCTGATCTGCGCATCTCATCAATCAGCGGCTGACCGCTGGCCTTAGCCTCGACAATCACACTGTCCGGCTCCCACACCTTGTATTGCTCGTGCGCCATGGCTTTTAGCTCAGGAAACTCGTATTTCCCCTTCACTTTATTCAGCAAGATCACATTAGAGCTGCCATCGTCGTCATTCGTCCACACACCCCACGTATGACACACCGAATAGTCAGACCGCTCCTTGGTCGTGAGCGCCGTATCGAACGACTGCACAATAAAGTCTATGGGAGGGGGCGCATCCTTAGTCCACCAGCGTATCCAGTCCCGTTTTATGATCGCAGCTTCGGCTGCGGTTGGGTTTTGCTGGTATTGAGCGTACCACTGCCACATAATGTGGTGCATTGACGCCCGGGTCTGTTGGAGTGACTCAACTGACCACTGCTCTGGCCAGATTGACTTCTCGTTATCCGTGCCTTCGTTCAAAATTGCAGGGAATTCAAAGGTTTCGTAGCTGTCCCCGCCCTCATTCATGGCGGAATCCTTGATTAGTCGGCCAATCAGGTCCCTCTGGTGCCACCTTGTGTGCAAAACACAGATTTTCCCGTCCGGCATGAGACGAGTACGCAGACCAGCACTGAACCACTCGTACGCATTGTCTAAAGATGTGGTGTTTCCAGCCTTAATGTCCTGCTCAGACAGCGGATCGTCGGCAATAATCAAGTGAGCGCCCCGTCCGGCCAGCGCACCACCCACACCAATCGCAAAATACTCGCCACCCTTGGTCGTATTCCACTGCGCAGCAGCTTTGGCGTCGCTTGCGATGCTTGTATTTGGGAAAATAGCCTTGTATTCAGGCGTATTGATGAGATTTCGCACCTTCCGAGCCATCACAACCGCTAAATCGGCAGTGTGTGAGGCCACAATTACCTTGTGATCTGGGTGTTTTCCCAAGTACCAAGCCGGATAATAGATAGAAATCATCTGGGACTTACCCATACGAGGTGCCATTGACACCGCAATCCGGTTCTTGACGTTCTGCTCAACCTCCATTAGCAAGGTTCCAAGCCTTTTTAGGTGCGTGCCAAACTTATAGTTATGGTCAATAGCCGCAATGAACGACAAAAAGTCATCCTGAGCTAACTGCTGGCGCTTTCTGCCATCCAGCTCTGCAAACATGGCAAGTAACTCCACCGCCTCATCTGCAGGCAGCTTCTTAGAAATCCGCTCAATGATCTCTGGAGTTAGGGTTTGGTGCATCAGATTGCTTCGACGTCGCTGATGTCGATTTGGATTTTCTTGGTTTCGGGCTTGTTAGTGTTGTCCACCACTTCGGCTTCCAGCACTTTGGTCAGGCGTTCACGCAGCATCTGCTCCAGCTCTTCCGTAGGCCGGTGGCGCATTGTGATTTCTGTCTTGTCCGTAAATAACCCAACGTCGCTGATCTTACCCAGCAGTTCCAGTGACTTCATCCGTATGCGGGGATCAGCATTTGCCGTTTCTGCAAGTAGCTTATTAGTTACAAAGGTTCGCAACTGCTGTGCCGACTTCACAACTACTGTGTCGTATTCTGACAACAGAGACTGCAGATACACCACCATGCCGGGGGAAGACAGATCATCGTCGGAAGCCAACTCGTTCCCAATAAATACCTCGCGGGCCTTGTGCTTGTCTGCTTCAGAAATCTCGTTGGGGGGTGGCAGATTGTTAGTATCTACTAACGCAGACATGGCTGCGGCCACGCGGGTCTCTAGCGACTCAAAGGTCGGGGAGTAATCCGCAAGCGGAATATTGAAGTCAATTACAGGTGTGTACATAGGCGGAATAGCAGCCGTTAGTTTTGCGGATTATATATGTAATTTTTTATTGTGTGTTTTATTTTTGAGG